TTCATCAACTGTTAGTGGCTGCTTTCTGGCTGGTGGTGTTGGCTTCCTTCTGGGAATTGGTCCTTTATCTGGTCCTACTCTACCTTTATCTGGTCCTACTCTAGTAGTACCACTACGTCTGGGAGGTTGTTCAGCTCCGGGTGGAATAAGTTCTAACTCTTTTCTAGTTCGTGGTGCAGCTTTTTGTTTTTTATCCTCTCTATATTTAATTCTATCAGGTATGAGCCTACGTTCAGGTATCTTTGAAGCCTTTTGTTTATCCTGTATTCTTTTCATAGCACGAGCTGTTTCTAGTGCTTTCTCAATTGTTTTATCAATAGTTACTTCTGGTTGTCGGTGTTTCTGTAATATTTTAGGAACTTTCATTCCTCTAGCTTGATATTCTTTAACAACCATCTGAGCATCTTTACTATTGGGATTTTTTACGGCCAATTTCAAGAAATTATCAAGTTGTTCCTTGCTTACAAATTCTAAAGGTCTAGTATTAGGGGTAACTCTTTTTAATCTTTTTCGTAGTTCTACCATAGTCTAGTCCTCTATTTTAAAAGACTTACCTTGCTGATAGTCTTCATCCACAACAGCATCTGTAATTGGTCCCTTGACTGCTGGACCTTTTCGTGCAGCACCAAAACCCTGACCTGTAGGTTTGGCTACTACCTTTTCAAGATCAGGTGGATACTTTAATAATATACGTGGACCTGCCATCTTCTTCTCCTTTTGTTTATAATTATCAGGAAAGTTTCTAAACTCATTCATAAAGGTATTTATTTCCAAAAAGAAAACTTCTATTTCTTTTAGTATTTCTTTCATGACTTCCGTTTTCGATTTATCTTACGAAGTGTCTTGGCAAATCGAGCACGTTGTCCTAACTTACCCGGAGCTTTAGCTGCTCTATCCAGAGTAGCTGTAGGAATTTTCTTACCCTTCTTTATTCCCAGAGACTTTCGTAAAGCTCCCGGCTTTTTAATAGCTTTTTTAATATTAAGTTTTTTCTTTCCCGGTTTCATAATTTCCTGCCTTACCTGTGAACGATTAATCATAGCAACCAGCTACAATAGCATTCCCATCATGTTGTTTACTGGATATAACTTTACCACCATATTTTCGATTAATTTTACCTTTACCTGTACCATGACCCCATTTACCATATGATTCGTCCCTGCTTGCTTTGAGTTGTTTCTTGGTACGTGGCTTTTTAACTCTCATTGCAATGGATTCATCTTTACGATCTTTGTAGCCCTGTTCTTTCTTTCCTACTTTCCCTCCCTTTTTCATATATCGTTTTCGTTTAGCTTCTGACATTGTACCTGAACGGGATTCTTCAGCAGGATATAATCCGATATGGGACATACCTCCCCCACCTTTTTTCATAATAACTCCTCCTCTTTTTTTCTGGATAAAATATTTTGTACTCATCTCATCTAGTTTATTTTTGCTTCTTTGTATTCTTTCGTTAATATCACTTAATTGTTTTTCTAATTTTTTTGTCCTATTTTTTGTAGCTGGAACCTTTTTAAACTGTTCAATTCTCTCTGAAATAGTTTTAGCTTGTTCCTCCATCTTCTCGACATTTTCAGCAGTTTTATTATACTGTTTTTGTACTTCTTTTTGTTGTTGTCTAATCTTTCCACCTGTTATTCTAGCTCGACTTTTAGAAGTAGTTTCTAAAGATTGACCACCCTTTAATGCCTTATCTTCTCCTACACCTGCTGGTGTGCCAAGATCTGTCAAATCTTCTTTAGCCTCTCTCTTTGTCTTATCTACTATTCTTCTAGCTTTTTTAAGTGATTTTCCTGTTCCTTCTGAAGCCGATTTTCTAGCTATACTTTTTAGTAGTGCTCCTGCAACCATAATTAGCTTCCTCCTTGTAATATCGTATCAGGTCCACCAGCAGGAGATGCAGCTACTTCCATATCATCCTGTCTTGTTCTTCTGGCCTGATTCTGTAACATTTTAATTGAATTATTGTATTCACCCTGCCATACAGGGAGTGTTCCCCAATCTTTCATAAACATTGTAGCTTCAATCATACATCCATAAAATAAAGCATTATAACAATGTTCACTAAAATAATTTGTCGTAGTTGCACTCGTACCTGTGGCTGATGCTAAAGGCATGGGAAGACATTCAGCTTTGATTTCTGTAGTAATTGCCGATACCGGAGTAGGAACAATTTTCAAACTGGTATTGTCTTTCTGAGTATAGTATCTTGGATTTCCTGTAGAGGCACTGACAGGCCAGTAATCATTAGCATATTCTGTTGTTCGTTGAAGAAGATTGGTAACTCCAGAACTGGAACTTGCTTTATAGTTTACATTTCGTACAATACGTGTACGATTTCCCAATGTGGTAGCCGTAAGAGTTATTGTACCTACTCCAGCAGCAAGTGCTACAGTAACATACTCATTCAAACCTACATCATCAAGATCTTTTATAAGACGGTATTCAGATTTAGCTACAAATTTAGGGATCTGGTCTTCAAACTCAGTCCCTTCATTTTCAGCAGTACTCTGAATGTCTGCTTTCAGGTAAGCATAATTAGGCATTTTAACCTATATATAATGTAATTGTGGGAGCCATTGTCCCGGTTCCAGAAGTGGCAACACTTACAATACCAATAACTCCTACTCCCATATCTCCTATATACTGATCATTTGAATCAGTGGCTCCTACCCTGTAACGGATAGCTGTACCTTTAGCTGTTCGTTTTGTAACCTGCTTTGAACCTGTAATATTAATTTCACCTGCAAGAGTAGAATAGGTATGTATAGCAAGAACCCGTGTGGTAGAAGGAGTCGGATCACTTCCTGTTCCTTCATCCCCCAATGTTGTATTCGAATCAATATAACGGAATCCTGTTATAATAGCCCCATCACTACTTACATTCTGTGCTACTTTTACGTTTGTTCCCATAACATCTCCTTTACGTTAGTAAAGAGAGGACAGTATAAAACCATCCTCTCTATTACAATTAGGAACCTTGACTTCCAAAGAATCCTCTCCAATCCGAAACACCGAAACTATATCGTTCCCGTGCTTTGAATCGAAGGTTTCCAGTATCAAAATCCGGTTCCATCTTTGTCTGTAACGGAGTACGTACAAACATCTTTGTTCCGTTAGGAACATCAGTCTTGATGAAATAGGATGTCGTATCAGTGAAACGACGATTGATAAAGTAACCTTCTGGCAACATACCCAGATTACGGGTAGCATTAATTGCATTCTGATTCGGATTAGCTTGAGCAAGACTCGTTTGAGTATTACCGGGGCTAGAAAGAATCCGATCTGCAATTGCCCATGAATCTACAGGGATATGTAGTGAAACTGCACTAGCACCAATCAGAATACCACGATCATCCTTGATCTTCTGAATATTGGTAAGTGCCGTTTCAAGAGTTGCTTCCGTTAGATCAGCAGCAGCCATCAAGTTAGACTGATTACCATCACTGATAGTTGGATGGGTAGAAGCAAAGAATGCAACACCGTCACCAATAGCATCAGCAAATCCGTTATTAAACAGATTAGCAGCTTTTACCTGCTTGGTATTAGCCATAGACCGGGCAAGACCTCTGGCACGAAGCTTGGCAAACGTATCATAAAGATTGTCTTCCATTGCTTCTTCTGTGATTGCAAAGGCAAGTGCCACGGTTTCGTTTGTATAACGAGCCGTATAGCTTTCCTGTGCGTCATCATAAGTTACTGCTGCTCCTTCACCCTTGGTTGGTGCTGTTCCAAACCCGGTGAAAAGAACTTCTTCTTCGAATGCACGATCCGAATTTTCTACTTCATAAAGAGGTTCGTGCTCATTATTTACCTCTCCATACTCCAACCCAAATACAGCATTAAGACCGGGAAGGAGTTCTTTAGCAATACTAGCTCTATTAATAGCCATAATAAATCCTCCCTATTATGCTGTGGTTGAAACTGAGGCTGTAACGTATCGATCACGATGGTTACTTATATATACCTCTACAACTGGATATTGATCATCCTCTCCTTCATTTGGATCGTGTGACCTACCAATTACCCGTACAGGTGATATAGCTTCAGTTTTACTACTTGAATCTAGGAAATACCCAGATTGACCCGTTGTCGTATTACCCGATGCACTGACCGAGATATCATAGTTATAGGGCCGTATAAGTTGGCTGACACTAATCGTAGCATCACCTTGAATATGATACGTCTGATTAGGATCAGTTATTACGAAAAATTTAACATCCGTAGCACTCGTTCCTCCGGGCCAATACCTAGAGAATTTCTGTTCACCACCTGTTACATATTGACATCCCATGAAAACTCCTGAAATTTTCAGGGTAGTACACACGGAGGTTGTTATAGTAGCACCTTGTGCACCGGGCATAACTACCGGATCTCCGGTATAGATGTTATTACTAGGTGCAGCATCACTTGCTGAAGTGTCTGCTAGAACAATATTATCTGTAACAGCATTAGTGTTGTAATTACCACCAACTTTGCGAACAGGAATGAAGCCACGATATGCAGTCGAACTTGCCATGTTTCATCTCCTTAGTTATGAAGAAGACTATTCTTGAAAAGAAGGTCGTCTTCCTCTTGTTGTGACAGAACGGCTAGAGTTAGTAATTGGCATACGGGAGTCGGAATTTTTCATCAGTTGTGCATTCACTGCATCCATCTGTTGATTTGCCTTATCCCGATAGAATTGCTGTCTAGCCTTTACTTTTCCGGCTGGCATTTTTGCAAGGGCCAAATCCCCACGACTGACCGTACCCTCATACCTGCCATCCTCTCTCACGAAAGAGGTTAGTGCCATCTCCGGTACTTCTTCAGGAGAAACGAAGACCCAACCTTCCTGTTGCTTCTTACCAACATTTATATAGTCGTCTTTACCTTGAAGGGAGACTCGTATCCAACGTAATGCCATCTCCTCTGCATCAAACCTTTCCTGTACAGGTTCGGGTATTTCCAGAGCATTCGGCTCTTCAAAGGTCCATTCTTCTTCTCTCACTTCTGTTTCACGTTGATTCGTGCTACGTGATGTGTTTCGTGTTACCATAATATCCTCCACGCTTACATGTTAACTGTTGTATATTCACCGTCAGCTTTTGTAACTTTAAGCTTTTCGGCTGCATATTTTTCAAGTGGTATTCCCCATTTCTGGGCAAGATTTACATCTTCTTTCGAAAGCTTAATTTTCTTGCCTGAGTTCGGAGATGAGCGTGAACCCCCCGAAACCACTTGAGCAGGTTGTGACGTAGTTTCCTGCACACGTTCTTCAACTTCTCCAAATTTGAGTGGAAAAGCTTCTTTAATCCGATTATTGACTTCTTCATAAAATTCCTCATCATCTGGACTGTATCCCTGCTCTTTAAGATCAGCATCAATTGCCAATGCAGCAGCAGTCATTACTTTATCCTGACCAAACCATGAATTTGCAGAAGCCCATTCCTGTGCCTTTCTGTCTATTCTTGGTTGGGCAGCTTGCTGTTGTTGTGGAGCTTGAGGTTTGTACTCATCAGGAAAATTGGATTTAACAGTATGAACACTTTTCAAATCCAGTTGTGCTTCATTAAGCATTTCCTGTGCTTTAAGTACCTTGTCCTTATCTCCATCTTCAAAAGCTTCCAGATAAGCTTCCCTTGCTAGTTCTATCTTATCCGTTAGCTGCTTTTCGGAAGAAGCAATACTATTTTTACTTAGATTGAAAACTTCCTGTTCTTTTGATTGTAGGTTAGAAGCCAGTTGCCTATTCTGTTCAATTAGTTTTTCAACTTCTTCTTCACGTTCTTTTCGTTGACGAATCAGTTGTCGTATTCTTTTCTGTGCACCCTTAGTTTCAATTCCTTCCAGTTCCGGTTCCGAATCTTCTTCTTTCTTTACTTCCGGTTCAGGCTTCTTTTCCACTTCCGGTTGGGCTTGAGCTTCTACTTTTTCTTCTTCCTCTTCAATTTCATATTCGACTGTTTCCTTTTCAGGAACATCAATTTCAGTCCATTCTTCTTTTTCTTCAGTCATTATTATCTCCGTTGTTAACGACACAAACGATTTACGTTTATTCTATTATATCATATAAATAGTGTTTTCCCAAATTAACCATTACTTAAATTAAAAGTAGGATCAAGATCTTTAGGATTTTCTACTCTTAACATTATCTGATCATCAAATAAAAGAATTAATCGTATTCCCTTATACATGAGTTTCGTTCCCGTATGTTTACCATAACATACATAATCTCCTGTAGAACACCAAGCTCCAGCAGGGAATTTATCTTTATCCATATATGCCAGATCTCCCAGAGCAAGTACCTTGCCTATTGTGGTAAGATAAGACATATCCTCCTTGGTAGAATCTGGAATCAGTATACCACCTTTAGTTACACTTTTAACTGATACAGGTCTAACAAGAACATGATATCCCGGTAAATCGGGAAGTGGAGAAGGATCAGGTACAGTTTCTGCATCCGTTATCCATGTATCATTTTTCATTGCTTTACCCATTGCTACTTGTTGCATTTTAGTTTTCGTCCTCCATATACATTCGTTTTTTAATAATATCAGTTAGATTATCTCTAGCCCACTCTAATCCTGAAATAGTTCCAACCATCTGTCTATATTCCGAATAGTCTTGTGCTGAACCATTTCCTACAATAAGCCTGAGATTATTTATTTCATTGTTGATTTCACTTACAACCTCATCCCATATGTCCATAACCTATATTTTATTTTTCCTCATCTTCTTTTTGGGTTTAGGTTGCTTCCATGACTTTTCAGGCCATTCTGCCAGAGCAGCCCTCATGCTTCTTGAACCTATGGCATCTTCTTTAAACGGATCTCCAAATCCTTTTCCTTTAGGTTTGACATGATCCAGATATCCTTTTCCTTTACTCATCATCTTTTCTCTCCTCTATTTGAGATGTTGCTAATTTTGTAAGAGCTTCCAAACTCTTTTCTTCCATGTCCTTATCATCCCTCATTCTTGCTTCCAGCATATCTTTTATTGTTCGGGATATTTCTCTTTCATTTTCTGCTGTAACTTTAAACTCCTCGATGGCAGCTTTTGCCCCAACATCAAGTTCTTTCAATCTCTGCTTGGCATCCCTGTCCAGTTCAGCTTTTTCTTCCTTGATGCTATTATTAGCATTGGTCTTGATAAGATCTATGATCTGGTCAGCTTCTTCCAGTTTCAGCTTCTTGGTCTTGAGTTCCATCTCTGCTGCCTGTACCATTGTATCAGACTGAAGCTTCTGTTTCTCCAGTTCAACCTTGGCCTGTTCCAACGAAACAAGCTGCTGTTCTGGAGACTGAGCTTGTCCCATAGCCTGATTTGCATTTACAATCTGCTGTGCTGCTTGAGCCATTACCATTTCAATCGTAGATGGCTTATTGGCCTGATCTGGTGGAACCTGTGCCATCATCTGTTCTGTAAGCCCATTCATCTGTTCCTGATATTTCAATACCGAATGTTCCTGTATGTTAGCCTGTAATACAGGAGCTATCCGTTGCATTACAGGATTAGCTCCATTTGCAGGATCTTGCAGGTATGCCATCTTTACCTGTATATGGGCATCATGATTCTGACCCGGAAAAGCTGCAATCGGAATACCCTTGGTAGCAGCCATTATATCAGATACAGGGTCCAGTGGTTTAGGTTCTATCTTGGGAGGAAGTATCTCATCTACATTAGGCATGTTGGCAGCATTGAGAATTGTACGGTTCAATGCTTCCAGATTAAACATTCCGGGTGGAGACTGCTGTGCCATTTGCAGAGCCATATTAGCCATCATCATACGATGTGCATTAGAAGGAATATTAGGATCAGATACAGGGATAATATCTACCCGTCCGTCAAAATCCTTTTTGAAAATACTTCTGTCTTCATATGGAACATCATATGGATATTCGGCAGGAAGATATTCATAATCGATTCTAGCAAGAATCTGGAACTCATCCTTCTGTGATTTATGTAACCGTTTATGTACGGCAGAGAAAAACTTACTACTTGCTTCAAGCAGGGCCATTGTTGTACCAACGGGTCCATAGGAGGCAGCATCAGAGATAACCTGCTCTGTGCTATCCGCAAACTTCTGACCAGCAGTAGCTACGAAATTCAACATCTGGAATAGAGTAGAGGAAGGCTCTTTATAGGGGAGAGGAACTATAGCCTTTGATAAATCTACTCCAGTTGCTTCAACCTCCTTGAACTCACCGGGAGATATAGGATCATTGTCACCAACCATCCTTACTCCTTTGGCCTTAAACCCTCCGGGTAAGTTTGCAAATTGTCCAGCATCTATAAGGGACCGCATAGCTGCTGTTGCACTCATTGTCAAATTACCAAGGAAATGAATAAGACCTAGGCCATAAAAACCAAAGCCCGGAACAAACCTGTAATGGATAAAATGATTTACCTTTTCTTTATTCGGGTCATCTTGCTTATAGTTTCTACGGATACTCAGTACCTGTCTTGATTGCTGTTCTACTGTTACAATATAAGGAAGAGGAACATCCTCCCCTTCTATATCCAGATAACAATGCTGTTCCAGAAGAACATACTGGGGATCATTGTCAGAAGAAGGAGATATACCAATTATCGTATCCATCTTCTCCGTGAATGCTGTAATACTATTGGAAGAAGGAGCAGGAAGTTCTACTTCCCGGTAAACCCCGGAAGTAATATCCCTTGCCATTTCGACAGGACTTCTGTAAATCATATGTGTATATCGGTCAGCATTCATCAGGTCTGTTGCATAATAAGACACATAGAACTGATCTATAGGTATAAACTCTGAACGTGGACGTTTAGCTGTAGCATCATAATACAGTTTCTTGAATGCTGATCCTATAATCGGAAGATGGAACAGCATTCTTTCAAATTCATCGAAATACTCAGGCATCTGTTCGGTTAGCTGGTAGTTCATGAAGTTCTGAACACGGTTAGCCTGTAGTTCCTTATCGGGAGTAGACTTCCCTATGATTCTTGTCTTTACCGGACCAAGTGCAGGGAAGAGTTCCCCTGAAGCCTTGGATTGAAACTTGACTGCTGATTCTATAAGAAGAGGATGTACTGCTGTACATGCACCCTGAAAAGGTTCTGTTCCCGGTTCCAGTTTGAGTCCCAGAAGATCAAAGCCACGTTCAAACATGGACTCCCACTCTGCTCTGGAATCCTTATCCGATTCAAAATTATCTATAACCGTACTGGCAATATCCGTTAACTCATCTTCTTCGATTATCTCTGTCATATCACCGTACCATTCGGCAATATCATCGGAAGCTTCCATCTCGATTACCTGTTCGGAAAAGTCTACAATTACTCCACCATCACTAGGATCAACTTCAAATGTAGCAGATGCTTCCTCTTCCAATGGAAGCTGTACTACATTCGTTTCTGTTTCAGCCATCATTTCATACGGATTACGTTCAGTTGCCATGTTCTATCCTGTTCATAAAAAAGTTCCCCTCCCTTTAATTATAGCATATAAATACTGTTTTCCCAAATATTTACTATACTCTCCAGTATGTAGCTTTATCTGATTTTTCCTTTTCTTCATATTCGGGATCATCTGGATGGGTAAGATACCAAGATTCTTTCATGAAATGGACTGCCATTGTAAGGGCATCTACCTGATCATCATGAGCAGCATTGGGAAACCTGATCAGTTCTTCTATGAGATCATCAGCCCACTTCTTACTTTTCGGTATCCATAAACGTCCTGCTTCCATGATAGGGCTGGCAGCATATACCCTTGCTACCTTGTCCCGGTCAGGAAGATATTCTATGACAGGAAGTCCCGACCTTCTCATATCCTGCAAGAGAGACTGTCCTGATGCTTTCTTCTCTATCATACAGGAATCCGGTTTATGTTTATTATAGAGTTTCTGTGCCATCCTCCTCAGTTCCGGGTATTCAAACCTGCCTTTGATATTACCCAGTAGGATAAGATGTGGAGCAAAATCTTCTATTCCCTCGTTATCCTGATTATACATATAGAAGATACCCCATGTCTGTATTACACTATAGTCAGCAGTTGTCTTGGTAGAGAAGGCCGTATCGAATGTCTGTATGACAAAATCACAATCAGGAGGATCATCATTCACCCAATCCTTGATCCATCGTTTCTTTATGAGTCCACCCTCTTCCGGGGTTGGATCTTGCATATACAGGGAGTTCCAGTACCTGCTTCCGTTACTGGCCTTGATCTCGTTCTCATCTACCTTCAGGATATGATCCGGTTTCCATTCAGGGAAATAGCTTGTTCCGACAGGGAGATCCAGTAATTCAGAAGCATCCTGATCTACCCATGCAGGAATCTTTATAACCTCCCACGGTATTGTCTCATAGTCCGGCATGTTCTCCTGTTGCTTCAGTAGCCAGCCACAGAGATCATCATAGTGATATCTTGTATTGATTATGACAATTGCACCATTCGGCATGATACGTGTCCTTAGTCCGGCAGGATACCATTCCTTTATGAACCTTCTACCTGCACTGGATATGGCATCTTCCTCTGACATGGCATCATCCAAGATTGCTACATGTGCACCACGACCAGCAATCTGGGAACGTACACCAGCAGCATAGTAGGTTCCATTCAGATTGGTCTTCCACTTCCCTGCTGCCCTGACATCACTTCTGAGTGTCACACCCCTGAATATCTTCTGGTATTCTTCCGTATTGATAATATCCCTGACAGATCTACCGAAATCACTGGCAAGCTGGTCACTATGGGAAATACTCAATATCTCATCTTCAGGGTTACGACCCATATACCATGCAGGAAATAACTTGGAACAGACTACAGATTTAGAAGACCTTGGTGGAAGAAAGACCATCAGTCTTTTTATTTCCCCTTCTTCTACCTGTTGTAGTTTTTCAGCTATCAGTTCTATATGTCTACCCATCTTGAAACCAGACACAATAGAAGGAGCTATAAGACGTACAAAAGACAGGAAGTCTTCATTACATTGCTGATTAACCTGTTGTGAAAGAAGTCCTTGAAGATTAAGATAGGACTCTATATAGTTACTTGATAAATACTCCATAGTACTATTATACACTATAATTATTAAATCTACAAATAATATTATAAAAAAAATACTATTAATTCTTACTTCAAAGCTAACTTAATAGTACTATTAAGGCCCGACATGGATATTGATGATAGACCCGTAGATTTTTGTACACCAATCTGGTTCTCTTTTTTATATATATGACTAATGTTCATGTTTTGTTCCCCACCCCTCTATGTATAGTGTATGTATGATGTATACGGATCTAAGGAATCCTAACTAATATTACTAAGTAGT